CCAACACATATCTCAATCGTTCTCTCAATCTCCCACTCAAATCAAAAGGTATGTTTTTTTTTAGAGCAATAACCTCTAATTTGAAGGAGGGAACGAGAATGGGATTTGGGTACACTCCCAATTGCGATTTATACGTTTTGCCATCACGCTGCGCTTGACAGTGAAAAATTCGATCGTTCTTTATCGCCTCACCAGCATTTTGCCGCATGATAGCATCAGCGAATTCCTCGGCTGCAACTCGTGGTAAAGTCACCGGCAGTTTGCTGCCTCGGAATCGGCCTTTTACCTTAATTTGAAAGATACCCGGAGTAATGGACGGAGTTGCGCCATCCGGGCACCCGACGACCGTAAACTGATAACACTGTCGTTCCTCAGAAAAGATCAAAGAACCACCACCATTCGGGGCCTGACTCGACTGATAACAGTACCACCAATCCGGTCTTCGTTCTTTATATCGCAGCGAACGCACTTTTTCCTCAGTATTATAAATGGAAACGGCGATATGCGGTTTGAGTGACGAAATATAATCCTTCCCGACCGCTTGCGCGGAAATCGGTAAATAAGCAGGATCTTGTTCAATACCGAAAAGCATCGTTCCGGGTGTGTTAGCCAACCCCACTTCAGGTGCCACACTCAACTCAAACTCATCAATGCGATACTGCTTGGCGTCTTTCGCCTCATTGGCTATCTGACCTCCAAGCGATAACGGATTCATAATCACCGAGGTGGTTGCACCGTTAAAAATGAGAGTTGGCGGATTTGCGGCATCGGTAGTACACGAAGTGCCAACCCAATCGCCGGTATATTCGAAAGGCCATTCATCTCCCTTCGCAGCACCAACTTTCAATTTATTATCACGCGTCGTCATTGCTTTCGAAGCTTCTACGGTACTCGCATAACCTTTCTTTGGTTGCGAATCCATTTTCTTTTCAACTGCTTTTTCGACACGCTTTTCTTCACGTTTTTCCTTTTTCGTCTCTTTACCACCCGCTCGGCGGGCAGCTCGACGTTGTCGTTTCGCCTTATTCTTTTCGGCGAGCGTTGCGTATTTTTTGCCTGCATTTTTTTCCTGTTTTTTCGGAGCCATATTTTTCTTACCACGGATGTTATCATTTAACAGCTGCTCCTGTGGTAAAACCGGCGGGAAAACATAAAGATGTGAGTGGAATTTCACACACTCACTAACTAAAACTTTCGGCAAACGCACGACATTATACAAAACAAACGCAAATTCATTCGCACGAACTGCGAGGTATGCACTCGGATCAAAATCTCCCTTACGGTGTGAAACACACGGCACATCAGCCGGCGCAACACCACGAGGAATGGAATACACCTCAATCTCTCGATGAATCGTAACTTTTTTCTTTATACTCGACCCAACGGAAAATTCAGGAAATTGCCCATCAATATTCAATTGTGTTAAACCGAGACGCACACACGTATTGATGTTAAGCAAATGTATATGATCAGGCATAAAACCAGTCGCAGCTCCAACGATCTGATCGTCATCATCGATATCAAACTCATTGAAATTGATGCGATGGTTGTGAGCAATGGTCGTCACACGCGATGAAAAGCCGTGCTTTCGGGCACCACGCGAAGTATTCGCATCGAAAACGAGCACACGCTCCATCTGTTTCGAACTAAACCCTGCAACGGATTTTCCACCCGGTGACGCAATAATCGGTTCACAAATATAACCATTCGTATCAGGTATCATCTTCTCCTCACAGTCATTACACTGGAAGCCGAAATGAAGATACCGGATTGTCGTGTCGGTAAGGTCCATCGAACGAAGTTTTTCATAAGTAAACACATAATCCTTTTGCGTTTCATCATACCCAGTCGGTACACGCAAAATCTTATCCCAATTCTTCCAACACCACTCCACCCGCTTCTTCAGCGTCGCGAAGAGTAATCGGTCGGGATAAGCTCGAGTCTTCTGTCCAAGCAACTTCGCCATAATGTATCGTTTGTCGCCATTTTTATGAATCGTAAGTGAATCAATAATTTTTTGTCGGTTTTGCAGCGCAACGTACACCCCAAACCCTGTATCAACGAGTTTGGCGGCGAGAAATTCCAAATCAGAAAGCTCAAAGCTTGTTTTAATGTGTTTAAGTTTGTAACCAAAAGTCGGTACAAGTTCCTTCCAACGATCGAGGCGAAACCATGGGGCTTTGGTAATCCGAACAGCACCAATCATGTCGTCTCCTTGAACTTTGAAACGGAAAAATAACCGTATTTGGTCACACATTTCCTCAATTGTTATTTTGGGATTCCATGCTAATAACATGTCGCACAAGATGCAAAATATCATCATGATATGCATCATTGAGTTAAAGGTGAGCGTCCCACCATGCCCGGACTTTACTCCGTTATTAGTGAGAAACATATCACCGAGTTCAAGCATTATTGGCGTGAACACCATGTCATAAAACATGTTTTGAAGTCGTTGTTTGTGCTCAGGTCCATGATAAGACTCAGGCCAATTTAATCTCAACGCATCCCATCCCATTTGCATCATCGATGCTTGCGAGTTACGGTCCCACCCTGAAACATCACTTTCGATGTACATAATGGGTTCATTCAACTCAGCGACGCCATTGAATTTTAAATAACGCGCCAAATTATCCGCTCCTCGATACATTTCTGTATATCCCATCGCGAAAGGAAGATAATTCGAATGTTCAATTATCGAATCATCGAGTGCTGAGAAATATTGCATCCAACACAATTCCGAGTAAAACGGACTCGGCATAAAGGTTCGAGGTTCATCTGCAAGAACTTTACTGTAGGGGCGGTATTCAAGTTTCACGGAAGATGAAAACACCGACGGTGGATATTCCGTCGTGTTCATCTCCGCAAAATACAATTGATAACCAACATCCCATGACGGTACTTTCTTGTCCATTTCCCCTTTCACTCTTATTGCTGAGTTAAACGGTATTCCCGGCGCTGTGTCATTTGCCATTCTCTTTCGCACTGTGGTCATGTCGCGGTATTCAGTTTTAAGCCATGGAGCTATGAGTTTCGCATACACGCTAAGAGCATTATCTTTAAGACGTGCAGGTATCACAACTTCATTGGTCGTTCCAAAATTCGCCGCTTGGGCATAACCCTGATCGCAAGTTGGTTGAGTCAGTGTATATTTTGGCACATTTTTATCGGGAAAGTTTTCGATGAACCACGAAATTGCTTCGTTGTCCACTACTTCTTCCGATTTATACTCAACTCTGCGAGCCAGTGATCTTCCTAAAAACCAATGGTTTTCTTTGAAATGTTTTGTATACAGGTCGGACGGTCGATCCGTAAATTTTGTAATATTGAACAAATACGGATTCAACGAAGATAAAGATTGATAAATTTTTGTATTCTTCTCCCAACTTCTGTTAGGGACGTCCGTGCCTAAAAATTTATGGCATCGATTTTATTGATTGGAACAAATTTGTTGGTGTTATCTCCACCGGCAACATGCATGCCAATCATCTGATCACCAACCCATACCACGCCTCCACTCACTCCTTTTACAGTATGTGAAACCGTTTCGTCAACTGATGGAATATCACACGGAATCGTTCGCGGTCCATTACTTTTCACATCAGTTTTAGAATAATTAAAGGCGAAAATATTACCTTTCATTCCAACAACACCACCGTCTCGTTTTTTTGGTGCTTTTCGTTTTTTACAATATTCAGAAAGCGGATGTTTTTCATCACCGTGCGTGATAGCACGAACTTCCGCATAAGCATAATCCTGATTGGCTGCAAAGTGGAAATCTCCGTGACATTTTGCACGTCCCAACCAAACAATGCGAGGGTACATCTGCCAAATATCATACCAACCCGGCAAAGGCGCACTCATGTCTGCCGTGTACATCGCATGTTTCGCCGTACCAATTGCAGCTCCATGATTAGTTATTGTATAAAACGCATGAGCGTTTCCACCCGACGGATGATCTTTCGGTTCGATCTTCGGGGCATTCTCCTCTGCAACGTAAGTTAACAAAAAAATATACTCTTTACACGAATCCGGAGTCGGCGCCGCCGCGTCGGGATTAATTGCCTCAAACCGGTTCTCATGAACGGGTAAACCAGCAGCGGTCATCGGAGTAACCGCATAACACACAGACTCGCTCGGCAAGGGAGCGCCATTTTGTTGGATCGGTGCATGTGCTGCCGCATAAGCGGAAGCAAGCGCTGCCTGTTGATCATACTCGTCAATCGGTGAAGATTGAAGAATCCATTTCGGACAACGGCCCATTCGAATTAAAGCATCCCATTCTTTAGCAGTAAGACGCTCTTTTCGTTGCTGCATAAATTTTGATTGTAAGTCAGCAGGAGTATACTGAATATGCCCAGCAACATTGCCACCAACAACAGCATTACTGCATCTGCGGCATTGCGTCCATTGAGAAGGCGGTAAACCACGGCCATTATTACGATTGTTACGTCGTGGTGCTGTTTGCTTGACATCAACAGCTTCTCGTTTCGGCGAGTTACCACGCTCAATTGTGGCAACAGTCGTCTGAAGACCAACAAACTGTTCTTTGAACTGTTTAAATTCATTTCGAATACCCTCCAGCGCAGCCGCAATCTTTTGTTCGAGCGCAGAAGCGGTATCGACCGTTTGGCCAGCGACAGTGACTCGTTTCTTCAAAGCCAACAATTGATCAGTTAAAACTTTTCGCGAATCTTCAGAAATCGATTCATTAATAACTCCTTTTTTAATATCGCGCAGTTTCGACAAAACCACATTCGGATCTTCACGGTCAATCCAACCTTTCTCACGAGCCTTTTTCCAGTCCAAACCCTCAGACAGAGCAGTATTCTTCGCGTCTCTGTAAGCATCGGAAGTCCACGATTTTTTCAAATACGCAGCTTTCTTTCCCCCCAACGCTTCATTAACGCTTTCAATATCAGCCTTTTCAAACTGAGAACAGATCGGTTGCCAATATGCATCACTTTCATTCGAATCGCGACGATGTTCTTCTTCCATTTCCATTTCAGACGGGAACTCCGCTTCTTCAGCGGTAAGAAGACACGATGTTTCTGCCTCTTTTCGCAGACGTCGTTTATCCTCACGAGATGCGATCTTTCGCCATTCGGCTATCTGATCGTTAAACCACAAAATCACTGCCAATAACATACCAAAACGTGCGATCGGATTTCCTGCGATATCGCCCGCGGTAATACCAGCATTCGCATAAATGGCTTCATGAATCTTATAATTCTGTGGCAAAGCACGCCAATATTCCTCTAATTTGGCGGCCTCTTCAACAGTGAGTCGATTCGATCGATACGCACCGATCATTTGTGACATCGTCGGCGTGATACCTTTCGACACTTTTGCGACGAAATCACCATAATTCGCGGTAATTTCTGACGGAGTCATCTCAACATCGATCGCATCAATCGATTTCACACCATCCGCTCCGCGCGCATGAGAGTAATTTAACCCAAAGAAACGTTCATACAAATCCCCAATCGTTTGCAAAATTGAGAGATGTCCGGTGAACACTCCGGTTAAATCACCAACCGCCACAACAGCCATAAGAGGTAACATTTTATCAAAAGCCGCACGAATTGCGACAGGAAGTGGTCGACCACTAACAAATGAATCGAAAGGCCCCAAAGCGGTTGCAAGTAATTTTCCGGTATGATAAACGGTATCATAAGTCGG